TTTGGGGCTTTCAGGTAGAAGCGGGTTCAACCGCGACTGATTTTCAAACCGCTTCAGGTTCAATTGGTGGCGAATTGGCGTTGTGCCAGCGTTATTATTACCAATCAACAAGTGGAACGACATTCACCGAACCGTGGATTGGATTCTTTACTTCTAGCAGCAAGTTTATATTTAACATTTATTTCCCCGTCTCAATGCGTACAACTCCAACATTAACTACAACATCAGGCAGCGATTACTATTTCTTATACCAAAACGGTGGCGCACAGTATTTCAGCGCAGTAGCATTAGAAAGTGCAAGTTTTGCCGGAGCTGTTTTAAGAAACTCTGGCACTCCTTCATTATCAGGATCGGTCGGACAATCTTGGACAGTCGGTACATCCAATTCATCATCATCAGTAGCGTTCAGTTCGGAGTTCTAAAATGGAAAATACAAAGACATACACAATTGAAGAAGATTTTCTCGGCAGAAAAATTATCAGCTACGAAGTAGATGGTGTTTATTATGGCTTTACAGAAGATCCTGCCAATGCCGACTATCAGGAATACTTGAAATCTTTGAAAAATACTCCAAAATCATAACAAATAAAATCCCCGAACAATCAAGGAGCAACAATTGCGCACATCACAAGTGACGGTGACAACCTCACCCACAAAGATATTGTCAAAAGGCAACATCATCCGTGAAGTTCACATCCACAATGTTCATGGGGATATTTATATTGGCGGAGACAACACCGTTAGCACCACAAACGGCGTTCTTGTTGAGACTAAGGCACATGATGTGATGCAAGTTCCTGCAACGGCGGAAATTTGGGCAGTTACTTCAGCAAACACAGCCGTTGTTTATGTATTAGAGGTCAACCAATGACAGCTCAAGATTGGGCAGCGCTGATAGTTTCGATCATCACGATTGCCGGAGCATTTCTCGCCGTCACCCGGTGGCTTGTTAAGCATTACCTTGCAGAATTAAAGCCAAACGGCGGCAGCTCGATGAACGACCGGATGACCCGGGTTGAAACCAGAGTCGACGAGATATACAGCCTTCTATTGGAAAACAACAGAAGCAAAGGGGGCAGAAAATGAACCAAAGAGACAAGATGATCCAGATTGCAACAGCAGAGCTCGGATACATCGAAGGACCAGCCAATAACCAGACGAAATACCAGAAGGCAAACGTCGCATGGTGCGGCGCCTTCGTTAACTGGGTGGCAAAGCAAGCCGGCGTACGAATTCCAAACTGCACCTACACCCCGGCAGGGGCGGTCGCCTTTATGGACAAGAAGAAGTGGCAAGACGCAGCTACGGCAACGCCAGAGCCAGGCGATATCGTATTCTTTGACTTTCCAGGAGACGCGCTCGACCGGATCAGCCACGTCGGAATCGTGATCAAGGACAACAAAGACGGCACAGTTACCACGATCGAAGGCAACACAGCACCCGATAAGAAGGGCGATCAACGCAACGGCGGCCAAGTTTGCCGTAAGATCAGGGCCTACCAGAAGAAGAACCGGGGCAAACTCAAGCCATCAATGGCCGTGACCATTGTCGGCTTTGGAAAGCCAACCTTTAAGGAGACAGAATGAACAAGCCAGCACTCGAAGCGGTTATCAAGACATACCTACGAGCAGCAGCCGCAGCAGCCGCAGCTCTTTATTTAGCAGATCCAAACCAGCCAGCGAAGAATTACTTGGTAGCCGGCCTAGCAGCAATCGCAGGGCCAGTTCTTAAGGCGCTCGATGGTAAGGCAACCGAGTTCGGACGCGGAGCAAAGTAATTGATGAATCGGGGGGATATTCTTAAAGAAGCAGCACGCCTGACATCAAGCGATCGCCAGAACCAATACGGCGACCCATATACAAACCACCAAAGAATTGCAGACCTCTGGACCACATATCTGGAAACACAGATCAAACCAGAGCAGGTTGCAATTTGCATGGCGCTGGTCAAAATTGCACGTTTGATGCAGACACAGAGCGATGATTCATTTATAGATCTAGCCGCATACGCAGCGATAGCCGGCGAGATTGCGAGCAACCGATGAACAAGATGATCATCCTGGTGCCAACTCGCGGCCGCCCAATGAACGCAACGGCCCTTCTTGCAGCTCACGAAGAACTTTCAGCAGCAAGCGACCTGCTCTTCATCATTGACGCAAACGACCCGGAGCACGATCAGTACCACTTCGAAGTAGGCGCAGAGCGCTGCATGACGATCGAGAACCAAAGCCGAGGAATGGCCTACCCAATCAACAAGGCAGCCAACGCGATCGCAAAGCAAGATAAGTATGACTTCTTCGCCTTCTTAGGCGATGACCACCGCCCACGCACAGCCGAGTGGGATTTACAGCTGATGGCGGCGATGCAACGGCGGCCGTCAATGGCCTACGGCAACGATCTATTTCAGGGGCAACGACTTCCCACGATGATCGCGATGACCAGCGATATCGTAAAAGCGCTCGGCGGCATGGTTCCGCCAAAGATGAAACATTTATACCTTGATAATTTCTGGAAAAAACTAGGCGAAGATTTGGGAGCATTGACCTACATCGACGCCGTCGTTGTAGAACATATGCACCCAGTTGCAGGCAAAGCCGAATGGGATGAGGGATACAAGGAAGTCAACGCACAAGAAGTTTATTCATTCGACGCGCTTGCCTACCAGAACTACATTCAAAGCGAAGCCTACGAAGCGCTCAAGAAAAAACTTCGCCGATGAAGCAAGTGATTGCTTATTCACTCTACGGATCCGATTCAAGATACATGATCGGCGCAATCAAGAACGCACTTCTAGCACAGAAGCACTTTGCCGGATACGAGATCCGCTTCTACATAGGCGCCAGCGTTCCAGATTGGACGCGAAGCACCCTGGCACTTATTCCAAACGTGCAGCTCGTCGAATGCGATGAGCCAGAAGATCACACAGCCAAACTCTGGAGATTCAAGGCCCTGGCAGATGACCAGGCCGATGTGGTTCTCAGCCGCGACGCAGACGCCAGGCTTACCAGAAGAGAACGCCTTGCCCATGAGGACTTTCTAGCCAGCAGGCTCGACTTTCACATTATGAAAGACCACCCGATCGGCCACAATTACAAGATCAGCGCCGGAATGTTTGCAGCTCGTAAGGGCGCAATTCCAGAGATCGCACAGCTCATAGAAGAGCAGGCTTGCAAGGATTACTACACACAAGACCAGGACTGGCTTGCAGAGCAGATATGGCCCCGGATCAAGGACAACTGCCTGATTCACGACGAAACCTACGACACACAGGCCGAAGGCATTTCAGCGGTGAAGCCATTCCCGATCAGCAAAGAAGCAACCCTGCACCACATCGGCGCAGCTTTGGACGAAAACGACCGCTACATATTCGACATAGATCGACACCGAGCAAAGGCCGAAACCGGCAGCGACAGATATCTGGCAGAATGGCTCGCATGAAGATATTGATCACAGGAGATGCCGGCTTCGTAGGCCGGGCATTTCACAGAGCGCTCGATAACAAGGGCCACGACATTACAGGAATCGACATCGCAAACGGAATCGATTGCAGAGATTTCTTCAAGAAGGACGACACCAGATACGACGTCGTTATTCACCTAGCCGCCATCGTCGGCGGCCGAGCCACGATCGAAGGCAACCCTTTGGCCGTTGCCACCGACCTGGCGATCGACAGCGATATGTTCCAATGGGCCATAAGAACAAAGCCGAAGCACATTGTCTATTTCAGCAGCTCAGCGGCCTACCCGATTTATTTGCAGCGCTTGGCATACAAGCAAACGCTTCGAGAGAACGACATCAATCTCGATCATATTCGAACTCCAGACTTGAGCTACGGATGGGCCAAACTGACAGGGGAAACCCTTGCCAGATACGCCAGGAACGAAGGCCTCAACGTCACCGTTCTGCGCCCATTTAGCGGCTACGGATCCGATCAGGCCCTGGATTACCCATTCCCATCCTTGATCGAGCGAGCAAAGCGCAAAGCCGATCCGTTCGACGTTTGGGGAACAGGCGAGCAAACCAGAGATTTCATCCACATCGACGACATCGTTGCAGCTACATTCGAAGCGGTGAAAAACAAGATAAACACGCTCAACCTTTGCACAGGAAGAGCCACATCTTTCATTCAATTGGCAGAGATGACGATGTTGCAAGCCGGATACTTGGCCCCGATCAGGAAGCACCCAGGCAAGCCAAGCGGCGTCGAATACAGAGTCGGCAACCCGACAAATATGCTCGAAATTTACAAACCAAAGATCAGCCTAGAAGAAGGCATCGCCAGAGCTCTCGCAGAATAAGAAAATCCCCCATCGCCGTCTACAAAGCGATGGGGGATTTTCTGCACCCTAGATCAGATCTGACGGATCCCGAATCGGTCGCATTATTCGAGCGATCTGCCGGTTGCCCCAAAATACAAGCAACCAGGTAGGAAGAGTGGGAACGCGCAGCTCCTTCCGGGGCAGCAGCACGATCAAGAGCGACCAGAATCCAAAGAAGAAGGCAACAAGGCACCAGAAGAAGATACGACGGCCATAGGCCAGAGCAAGAATGCCAGCGATCGGTACAGCCAGCAGATTCAACCAGCTCACTTTATATAGGCCTTCAACGCATCGACGATCACTTCAGAAACAGACTTCTCATCGACGGCAGCCTTAGCTTTGACAGCGGCCCACAGCTGATCAGACACCCGGACAGAACGCGCCTTCTTAACGGCCATGAGAGATCACCCCATCGATCATCGCAGAACAAGAGCCATAGCCAGAACCAGTCCAGCACAGATCGCGAGTGCCATATGTCAACGCCACAAGTGCAACCAGGGCGATGACAAAGGCGACGCGACGGCGACGGACAAACTTGCGATCCATTCTCATGGCTTCACCTGGCGCAAAACTTCCAGATAAGAAGGAAGAGCATCAAGGACATTGACCATGACCGCCTCCATCAATTCAGGATCCTGCGATTCGGCTGCGTCAACAAGATTGCGACCAGCCAATTCCATCGCCTCATTTATATCAATAAGAAGAGCTTTCATTGCACCCATTATTCATCTCCATTCGCTAATTGAGCCTCAAAGCAAGGCAGGCAAACATTCATCTTCTCGACCGACCGAAATGTTTCTTTGCATCCGATGCAGACGCATTCGTGCATGTCATACCAGCTCATCACTTTGCCGCCGTTCTGTAATTGCAACTTGGGCATTCTTCAAAGTGCATGAACTTGCCACGATCCCAAACATAGATCGAGCACCCATGCATTTCAGTTTGGCACTTAGGGCAGAGATTCATGCGAGAAGTCCTTTCACGATAGAAGAGATAAGAGCAGAAGAGATCACAGAGCCAGACAATTCTGCATGGCCAACAAGTTCCCAGCTCTTGTACTTGTAAATAAATACGTGAGTATCTTCGGCGACGATGCGAACACCATCACGAAGGCCACCAACAGCCTTTGAATAAAATTCGTAATAACCAGGAGCAACAAGATCGACACCGCCGTACTTGTTATCCAAAGGAAGATCGCACTCGCCAGAGATCGCAAGCTCGGTAGCAGCTTCAACGATGACATCTTCAAGGTTTAGGACTGACATTTATTTAACCTCCAAACGAGCGCGAGTACATACATACGCAGTGGTTGGACACATACGATCAATAAAAACCTGGATCAAAGCAATTTCCAAAGTTTGCACGAAACGCTGCAATTGAATTTCTGAATCGCAATCGATCTCGATTGATCCGCCGCCACGCTTTGTGACAACAAGATTGATCTTCATGCCAGCAGCTAGATCGCGCAGCTCCTTCACTGTGACGACTGACTTGTAGCCATTTGATTACCCCCCACCGGCTGAGACATTCGCTCCTTGCCGATAAGAGAATCTTGGCATACGTACGGACAAACAGCAATACAAAACCACAAAATGAAAGTGAACTCCTGCGGTGTTATTCCTGTGAATGTCTTGTCTGCCTTGCCTTCATATCTAGAAGTTTTGCGCCAGGTGAAGCCATGAGAATGGATCGCAAGTTTGTCCGTCGCCGTCGCGTCGCCTTTGTCATCGCCCTGGTTGCACTGGTGGCTTTGACATATGGCACTCGCGATCTCTGCTGGACTGGTTCTGGCTATGGGTCTTGCTCTGTCATGATCGATGGGGTGATCTCTCATGGCCGTTAAGAAAGCGCGTTCTGTCCGGGTGTCCGATCAGCTGTGGGCTGCTGTCAAAGCTAAGGCTGCCGCCGATG